GATGGAAAAGAGAAACATAGCAAATCCAAGTTTGAGTATGCGGGGCTTGGGGGCTGGCGCTGCGCATCATGCGGTCCTGGGGTTAAAGTTAAGGTGACTCTCCTACCATTATGATTGTCTATCTGCTAACAAATGTAATTAATGGAAAGCAGTATGTGGGTAAGACGGTCGGAAAATTGGCGGCACGCTGGAATCGGCATAAGTATGATTCCTGTAATCGGATTCGTGACACTCTTCTTGGTCGCGCGGTAAGAAAGTACGGCGCAAAGAATTTTGTCCCTTCTGTTCTAGCGAATGCAGATACTGAAGTTGAGTTGGCGCAATTGGAACAAGATTTTATTTACGCTTATCAGTCTAACCATCGGCAATTTGGGTACAATCTCACAGACGGCGGGGAAGGCTCGACGGGGTTTCAACATTCTGATGAAACCAAACAACTGTTGCGTAAGCAGAAAACTGGAAGCAAGAATGTGGGTTTTGGAAAGCCGATTTCGTCAGTGTTGCGGGCAGCTATAGTCGCGGCCAATAAAGCAAGAGTTTGGACTGCTGCGATGCGCAAGAATCGAGGCGACTCTCAGCGTGGTGCGAAGAATCACAGATTTGGAGTTTCTGTGTCTGAAGAAACTAGGCGCAGAGCAAGTGAAGCAAAACTCGGAGAAAAGAATCCAAATTTCAAGAGGAGATTGTTATGAATAATGGGGGCGATGTTTTAGCTTCGGGGCGTTCGCGTCGGGCGCAATTCCCGCCAGCGAAGACTGATAGGGCAACATGGGAAGCAGCATTTGCGGATTTTGACCCAGAAGTGTTTCGTAAGAAAACAGCAGATGAGGCCGAGGCCCGTAATAAGCAGTTGGACGAGCGAGATAACGCACAGGGGTAATTCATGGGCTGGTTTACGACGCTGTCGGGAGTGGGATGGATAATCACTCCGCTGGGTTTACAGCTTCTCGCAAATCCGCCGTTTGTAGCAGATGGTCCTGTTAGGTGCTATGCTTGCAGCATCTTTTTTGGTGCGACACAAACCACACTGGTTGTTCAAGATTGGTATCACGGATATACTCAGCAAGATAATTTGAATTACGCAATGAGCATTGCGCAGACAATCGCCCCGACGCTCAATCCCAATCAAAGGCGCAACAGTCAATGAGCAACACACCTTCAAAAACTGCTGCACTACGATGGGGCGGTTTAGCGAATACAGGTTCAAACACCGAAGAAGATTTACTTCAGATTCAGGCTCAAGTCCCAGGCGCACTGATTCAAGCGTGGATTGATAGTTCAGGGACGCCATGGGGAAATTTGCGTATCCCAGGTCCAGCAGGCCCCGCAGGCGCTCCAGGCGGCGGCATCAATGTAAAGGCTGCGCCATACAATGCGACAGGCAACGCTCAATCTGTTACAGATGCGATTGCATCAGGCACGAATACAGTCACGTCGGCAACAGCAAATTTCCTGCCTGCCGATGTTGGTAAGATGTGTTATGGTGTTTATTCTCCTGATGGCTCGCTCCATGTCCCGCAAACAACTATTACGGCAGTTGTCAACGCCAATACGATAACTGTAGCAGCGACGGTAAGTGCAAGCGGAGTTCAATTAAATTTTGTTTGGGGCACAGATGATACGGCGGCGCTGAAAGCTGCTTGGCAGGCGGCTATTGCAGCAGCCAATACTATCACTGGTGGATTGGGCGGCATGCAGAATGTCTACGTGCCGACAGGTGGGTATATTTTTTCTTACCTACCATTCAATAGCGTGCAACAGGGTTCTAAAATTCCCAGTCCTGGTCCATCACTGTTGGGCGACGGACCATTTAAGACTGTTTTTTATCCCACACCCAATTACAATTTCGCCACGGGCGGATTTCAATCGGGGTTCGGTATGTTGCTGCAAAGTTTCAACGGCGGCACAGCGAGTGAAGTTGGAAAGTTTTCTGTTTGGGGCGCGAATATTGAGTTTAATGCGCAAGGCGCGGTAGTCGATTTGTCGAGCGTTCCATATGCGCATGACGTTTCTGTTACCACGTTTGGAAAAGGTAGCGACAGTGGGAGCGGAATTGGTGGGTTTTATTGCACCGAGGGATGTACTGGTGTTTGGTCAAACATACGCACAGTCGGTATCAATGGTAGTGGGAATCATGGAATCTATGTTAACGGTTCGCACGCCAACTGCTTAATGCTGAATTGTGGTACATCAAACGGCGGCGATTTCGTACTGAATGGCGTTAATGGCGGACAGTCCTACACGAATGAGACGGGCGGCGTCACGCTAGTTGGAGTGTTGAATGATGAATCTAATGGCGGCATCTCATTCATCAATTGTTCACGTTGCCAGATTATAGGATGTTCGCTGTACGGCAATGCAGGTTCACTACCGCTGTACATTGACGGCACATCAGATGTGGTGGTTCTTGCTAGCAATATCGGAACATATTCGTACGATACATCATGCATTGCTGTTGAAGTCGCCGCAGGCGGTATTTTACGCCTGGGTTCAACGCAGATTTACTCGCAAGGCGTGAGTGGTTCTGCAGTCGCGCTGATCAATGCCGGAACAATATTTGATTTGGGCGGAAATACCATCGCCAGTATAACGAACACGGGAACGATTCAGCAGTCGTCATATAACAATACGGCAGCGTCTGCAACTGAAGGCAGCGCTAGTGCGCTTCCAGCTTTGCCCGCAGGATACACCATTGAAGTTATAAACGGCGCGCCACAAAAGCGACCGTATTACAACGTATAAAGGAATAATCAACATGGCTGGTGCGTACGTTCAAGGCGTAAACCAACTGACGGATAATGATGGCGGCAGCGCCAGTCCAACGCAGCAATTTACAAATCCAACGGGCGCGGGTAATATGCTATTTTCAGTGTTTCATGTTTATCCTTCTACTGCCCCCCCGCTGAAAAATATTCAAGACTCACAAGGTAACACGTGGGTTGTGGCTTTTTCAGGCGTCATAACGGCATCACCCTACCGAGAGTATGTTGCTTACGCACTGAATACCGCTGGTGGTACGGCTGACATAGTGACTTATAATTTCACAGGAGCTACGATCATTTTTTCTGCAGCACTTTTGGAATATAGTGGAGTTGATACTCTGCGTGGTACCAATTTTGTGTCAGATAGTGGTCCTGGTAATCTTACTGGCGCGTCCACGACTACGGTGGTAGGAGATTTGGTTATTGGAACACTTCAAGCAGAGGATGGTGGGGCATTGACTTCTGCTGGAACCACACAATCTTATACAGTTCGGAACTATTTTGGGGAATTAATTAGTCGAATTTACGGACAAGTTGAAGATGCTATCACAACGAGTACTACCACATTTGCAGATTGGGGCCCTTCGGCGGCAGATGCATATGAAGCGGGAATTTTGGTTTTTTATAAGAGTACTCCTGTAGGTGGTGGTGGAAGCGGTCTTTGGCTTGCGATGGATGCTTCTGTTCGCAACAGCGGGTTAAGACACTAAGTTTAAAGGAATAATAAAATGGCTAATCAGTATTTTGTAAATCCGATTCGTCTTGATACCGTAATGGCTTCCAGTTGGAAAACTCAGATTGCGGCAGTCCTCGGAACTTTTTATGACTTGCGTGTTGAGAAAGTGCTGTGGGAGACGCCTGTCACTGTCGGCGACCACGCTATTTTCACCGACCCTCAAAACGGTAACGTGCTTGTTACACTGGCGTGTGATACGGCAAACGTCTCTCAGTGTTTGGATTGGTCAGCAAAGCCAAAGCGGTGGCAAGATTTTATTTTGAGTCACATCGATAGCGGAATAGTTTGGTTGTACGTGGTTTAATGCCATACAAAGACTTGGAGAAACGGAAACAGTGCAAAAGAAATTGGAATCGAGCGCATCGGGAATATTTTGCTATGTGGCATCAACAACATCCAGAGTTTAAAGAGAACCAATCCAAACGACGCGCCTGTCCTGACGCGCGTGAAAAGCGGCGAAAATATATCATCAACCATTTGTATGGATTGGATTGGGAGACGTATCAAGAGAAGCTTTTGGCACAGCATAATACTTGTGCCATTTGTAAAAAGTCAGAAACCAAGGTAACAAAAAGCGGACGTGTTTTGCCGCTGACGATTGACCATCGGCACGATTCTTCTAAGCTTGTTCGCGGATTGCTTTGTAGCAATTGCAATGTCGCGTTAGGTTTATTTTGTGACGATGCACTAATACTCACGTCTGCTGCTCAATATATTCAAGAGTGGCAACAACAAGGAAAAAACAATGTACTCACGTAGAGACTCGAAAGACCCACAACCGACCGCTGATAATTCCAAGCGCCTCGGCAAAGACGGCGGCGGGAACACTCCCGTCACTGGCGAGAAGCACGACTCTAAGTTAGCAGAGCGCGTTTCTGTTGCCAGCCGTTTTAACAACACGGTAGCAGGACCAGATCAGCCGCGTCGTGGCGACGGCGGCAAGGATTTTGGTCGCGGACATCAGAGCGGCGGAAATCTTCCCGTGGATTCCGAGAAGGAAACACATGACTCCAAGCTGGCCGAAAAGGTTAGCGCAAAGAGCCGTTTCTAATTCATCTTTCTCACCGAAAGGTGAACTAGGAGATTTCACATGGCCGAAGAACTTAAGCCAACAAAAAGCGTCAGCAGCGGGGCACCTATGGCCGCCAAGATGCTTGCCACGGATTCGTCTGAGAAATCAGCCGCACCGAAGGGCGCATCCATGGGTGCAGGAAAGCCTCGTGCTGCGAAAGCGGGTGCTGCTCCTGTTAAGAAACGCCACAAGCATACCCACATCGAGCATCACTATGATGATCAGGGCAAAGAAACAGGTCATACCGTTCGTCACTCCGGTGACGCTAGCGGCGAGACGAGTTACTCTGCTCAGGACATGGATGGTGTGCATGATGGACTAGAACAGCATGTCGGAGAGCCGAATGCTGATGAAGGTCAGTCGCAGATGGCGGGCGGCGCACAAGATGCAGGCGCAAGTGCGGAGCCACAATCCGCTGCTTCGCAACCTGTCGCACAACCGCAGGCGGTATAATCACATGGCTCAACAGGGACCGATGGACGCAGTTCAAACTGCCAAGAATGTATTGGCTGGGGCGAAGAAGTTTTCCAAGCAGGTTGACCCCCATGGGGGCGACGCAATGAAACCACAGCAACCAGTGGCTCAACCCGCTCCGAAAGTTAAATCCCCGAGTTTGGGAAACGAAGCAGCAAGCGCGGGAGCAGGATTAGCCGCCAAAGCAGCCAACGTCAAACAATACGAGGACGCCACCAACACTACTCTGCCCAAGATGCACAAGGGCGGCACCATCCCCGAGGATGGCGCTTACAATATGAAAAAGGGTGAGGAAGTTATTCCTGCTGGTCGTGCGAGCGAATACCGAAAGGTTTATCTCCAGCGCAAGAGCAAGGAACAGCATCCAGCGGGAGCCTAATCGATGCTTAATATCCCAGCCAACCTTAATGAGTTGCGGGACTTTCGATTGACAACCGACGTTTTGAACAAAAGTTCAGAGTCGCAGAAGGCCGACATGCGGTATGCGATTCAGACGAATCTTCGTTTTTTGTGCAATTGCGTTTTGCGTCCAAACAACCCGCGAAAGTTTCCTAATTTGAAAGAAGCGGTTCATGGGAAAATCATCGATGCGTTTCCGAAGTGTGACCCCGACAAGCCGTTGGAAGATTGGAGTGTGGTTGACGAATACATTGTACTCGCTTCACGAGGCATGTTGAAGTCTACTATTGGGGCTGCGTTTTTGACACAAGTTATTCTGTGTTCGCCTGATACGAGAATTTTAATCATCTCGGGAAAGATTGAAAAGTCACAGAGCATTCTTGACAGCGCAAGAAAGCCATTTCTGACGAATCAAGTTATTCGTGAATTATTTCCAGATTGGGCTATCACACCAGAAGATGTGAGTGCGGAAGAGTTTACTACTCCTCGGCGTGACTCTGAATTAACTTTGCGTGACGCAACAATGACAGTCGCCAGCTTTGATTCCGTTAAAGCGGGATGGCACGGCGAACTAATTCTGTTTGATGACGCAACCAACGAACAAAACTCCAATACTCAAGAGAATTGTGAGAAGACTCACGGTTCTTATGACGAAACCGATGAACTTATTGAGCCTAATGCTTTACGTTTATTCTTGGGTACGAAGTGGCATGATGAAGACTTACCTGAGTACATTCGCAAAAAAGGTGAAGAAGAATTAGCGGCGTCGGGAATTAAGACGTTCAATCATTTTGTTTTGCCTGCATGGACAATGCGCACAGACGGTACGCCGCAACAAGTCGAAGCAAGAGAGAATCGTGAAAAGATTGGTGCTCTCATCGAGCCGGTTCAAGATAAAAACGGACAAATCATAAAGCAAGGGGATGTAATTCTAACCTGGCCTGAGAAGTTAAGCGCTAGGTTTTTGTTTAAAATATATCGTAAAAATCGTGCCGATTTTTACAAGCAGTATTTGCTTGATGCTTCCCTAGAGCAACAGAAATCCTTTTCTCCTGAAGTGATTCAGAATCAGTTCATGTCTCCTATAGAAATGCGACAGATTCCGATTCACGACAGAGCAGTTGTTATTCACTGGGACTTCGCATCAGTATGGTCTGGGCGACGCAAGAAAAGCGAAAACGATTATTCCTGTGGCATCGTCGGCGTGTTTCAAAAAAGCACAGGCCGCTTGTACGTGGCCGATGCCGTACTAGCTCACTTCTTAAGCGGCGACGATATGACTGCCGCCATTGTGAAGTTGTACATGAGTGCGATGTCGATGGGCGTGATTGTTGGGCACAGTGCGGAAGATGCGGTTGGCGTGCGCAACATAGACAGTTCACTGATGCGGCTAGCAAAAGAAATGAAGGTGCCAATGCAGGGACTTTCCTATCTCTTGCCCGCTAAAGGTGATAATGCAAAAAATTCCAATATCGCCCTGTTGGCGGGTGCAATGACAGGCGAGCGGGATAAAACCACTAAGAAATTAGGTTTGGGAAGAGTATTCATCAACAGTAACATTCCGCACGTTGATGAGGTTAAAGTTCAGTTTGAGAAATGGACAATCGATGCAAAGCGTCGCAAAGACGATGCGCCTGATTGCATTGCACAGCTTTGGAAATACTATAAAGACATGATTCATGCGGACAGCGTTAAGTCGCTGCAGCCAGATGGACCGCAATTATCTTGGGAGCCTGCACCACCGATGACTTTCCAGGATTCTCATGCCGACGAAACAGCAGACAATGATTACCTGGCTAGTGATACTGCGCCACACGCTTAAAAATCACCCGTAGAGGATTGAGAATGCTTCTGCCCCAACCCAATTCGACTGCCATCCCGCTAAACCAGCGTCTTGATGATTTTAATATCAAGGGTGGCAAAGTCAAGACGGCGGACTCAGCGCTAGCATTAGTGATTCAGTCTACTGAACGTGCTGAGAAATTCGTTATGGCTCGCCTGTGGATGTCAGAATGGCGGGTAGCAAAACAGATTTATGATGCGCCAACAAAGCAGGACTATTGGCGTGATACACGAGTTCCTCGTGCCAGCAATTCGTTTCCGTTGGTTTCACAACATACCCGAGCAATTCTAGATCAAGCGCATCCTGCATTGTTTCCTGAATTGACGCCGTTTGCCTTGGAACCGAATGAAGGAACGCCACGTCAAGTTTCTCGTGCGTGGGAAGCTATTTTGTCATATCAAGTTCGCCAAGCGAAAATAAAAGCGCAGATTCGTCTGATTATGAAGGATGCGCTGATTTTCGGTACTGGACTAGGCAAGATAGGATTCAAATCATATGAGCGTCCACGTACCATGTGGAAGCGTGCTGCTCATCCACTTAAAATTGAATCGAGCGTACCAGGCGGTCTTCCGACTTATATCAATACGAAAGAGTCAGATGAACTGCTTGAATATGAAGTTACGGAGCGAGTCAACGAGCCGGAGTTCAAGCGAGTTGAGATTAACCATCTATTGGTTAGCCCTGATTTACGCTCTCCTGATGTTCGTGACGCTCAATACGTAGTGTATCGCGACTACCTGACGATTCGTGACCTAGAACGGTTGCGTGATTATGAAGGGTACATGATTCCGCCAACTGCGGTATTGAAAGAGTTGGCTGCCCCACCTAAGGAAGAGGCTCAGTCATCGATGTTGGAGTCGGAGAGTACTTCATACCCGACACAAGGTCATCGTGCACTGCCTCGCTACTTGGATGCATCGGCTGACCCGATGGACCACAAGTTGGAAGTGTTGGAGTATTGGACTAACGATGTTGTTATCGTGGTTCTTCAACGCAAAACCGTTATTCGCAACATTGGCAATCCATTTGGGATTATTCCGTTTGTGTCTTGCTTCTGGGATGATATCCCAGGCACGTTTTATTCTTATGGTATTCCTCGTCGCATCGGTGGAATCCAAACGCACATTCAGGGGTTGCGTAACAAGCGGCTGGATGATATCAACCTAAACTTGCAGAATACTTGGAAGGTTTTGAAGGGCGACATGATTGCGCAACAGCCCATCAAAATGTATCCGGGGGCGATGCTGAAAGTATCCAGCATGGATGCGATTGAGCCGCTGCAGAAACAGCCAATTCTGCCTGAAGCGTATAAGGAAGAGGACGTATTAATTGCTGACGCCGAGAAGACTACCGGCGCAAATGAAATGCTCGTGCAAGGCGCAGCGTCGAGTGGCAACAAGTCCACTGGTATGCGCACATCTGCGGGGGCGCAGGCGGTTGCGGGAGCATCTAGCTCCCGTGTGCAAAGTTTCGTGGACGTATGCGCTGACCAAGTTTTGATTCCTGCACTATATTTAATTTTAAAGATGGACCGCCTTTGGTTGGAGCCAGAAGTTATGCGCCGACTAGTAGGCAAGTCGCTTTGGGCTGCCATGGAAGGCGAACATAATGGCGATTTGTTGCTGGATATGAACAACAATTGCGACATCGAATTTAAGATGCTGGCAGGTTCTAACCTGGCCGCCAAAGCAAAAATGGCACAAGCGTTGCCGCTGCAGGGTCAAATTCTTATGGCTCCAGCCGTGCAATCTGGCTTGGCGTCTATGGGTAAGAAAGTGGATTGGCTGGAGTACTCTCGTCGAGTTGAGAAGTCAACGGGCTATGATGCTCAGGACGATATCATCATCGATATGACTGACCAGGATAAATCGCAAGCTATGCAAAATAATCCGAAGGTATTGGATATGAAGGCGACTCAAGCACGTCTGCAGCAGATGGGTCAAAACGCAAAGGATTTGTCGGCTCAGGAACATCAACAGAAGATGGAAGCAAGCAGTTCTTCTGCTCTTGATGATGCTAGCCAAACAATTTTGGTGAAGTCATTGGAACGCCAGCAGGAAAAGAATGAAGCGCCAGAGTTGGCAGGCGGCCTCGGGGAGGGCTAATTGGCTATAAAGTTTATTGATGGAATGCGAGTGGTTATTCCCGATGTTGTTGCCAGAGACATCGATGATGTGATGTACGAGGATGCAGATAATCCAACAGAGTTTTTGGATTGCATATCTCCTGAAGAGTATCAAACGGCGATGGCTCAGTACAACGGAGATAAGTTAATCACCAACTTGCCGCAGCATGATGGGTACATCGAGTTGCAGCGACGGTTGGATTTGGAAGCGCAGGAAGCGTGTTACGCCCAGACGCAGTATATGGGTACTGACCAAAACAAGAAAGATATGCTTGATTTGAAACGTCAGATTAAAGTTTACACGGCTAAACGGGTTCGAGAAGTGGTAGAAGACGCGGCATTGACTCTGATGCCTCGGTTGATTGAGTAGCACAAAAATAGGCCCCACTCAGCGGGATTGCTGGGAAAGGAAAAACCGAAATGGCAAAAGTACAGGATATTTTGAAGTTTGGACCGAAGGACCGAGCAAACACGCAATTGAGTGTGGATGAAGCCAGAGCAGCGATGGTTGCTGCAGGCGAGGCACCAGGTAGCACCAAGATTAAGTTGGCGAATGACGCGCGACGAAAAACATTCACCGACGCTCAGGCTGCGGGTCTTCCCTTGGCCGAGGCACGAAGATTGGCGGCAGAGGCAGCCGAGAATGTTGTGGCAGCGGGCGTCGTAACGGCTCCTGCGGCTACGAGTCCGGCACCCGCGCAGCAACGTCCGACGCCTGAGGCAGCACGACGGTTTGTGCAGCCTGCCCAGACAACTCCAGCGCCCGCTGAGAGGGCAGAGAGAATCGAGACGAAGAAATTTGTCGGTGTGATTAAGCAAGAAGGCGGATTGTGGGTGGCAGAAATTACCTACAAGAGCGGCGCAGGTACTGAGCGTTTTACCGCCACCACCAAGAATCAGTTGATGCTGAAGTTGCTGGAAGGCAAAGCAAATGGCACCCTGAAAGTCCGAGATGTTACGCGGGCAGCGAAACTTGGCGAACCTGAATTTGATCATGCGTATTCCTTCGTTGGTATTCCGCAGGCTGAATATGATGCCATGTCGGATGCTGCCAAAAGCGCTCTTGTTGACGCTGAAGCGGCTAAAGCGACGATTCAATTTAAAGAAGATTATCCAGAATTTCTGCCGACTGCGCTTAACTCGCAGAAGATTACAGGATTTCTGGACGCAAGGCGTGCTGTATTTACATACAGCAACCTTGTTAAGGCTTTCGAGGCGTTGACTGCAACTGAAGAGTTGGAGTTGCGACCCGAGAATGAATTACCGACAGTACTTGAAGACTCAGCCCCAGCGGGGGATTCCGCTGCGGTTGCTGTAACCCAGCCTGCTGTATCCACAGCGCCTGCGGTTTCGGCGTCAGAGCCACAAGTACGTAAGAGGGGAACAACGGGCATCATGCCTGGATTTTCTAGCGCTGGTGAAGATACCGAACTAGAAACGTCCGAGGAAGGCGATGAGCAGCGTCAACCCTCCCGCGCGGAACTAATGACATTATCGCTAGATGAACATCGGAAGCTGTATAAGAAAACTCTTAAACAGCCAAACCGATCTTTCTAATCTGATTGATTGGAACTTCATGCGGTGATATCTACGGTAGACCGACTTTGCCAGTCTTTGACTGGTAGCGGCAACGAGCGCTTAGTGGCGTTTTTGCCGGAAATTTGAACAGGATAACAACGACTATGGCAGTTTCTAACAGCCAAGCATCGTTTGTTATTGGTTCTCCACTTCCCTCGACGCAAGCAGTCTTTTATGATCGCTTGGCCGTTCGAGCGCTCTTCGCACACCTTGGTTTCCAGGGTCTGTGCGCAGAACGCCAAATTCCGAAGTCCGCTGGTCGCACGACTCAGATTAACAGTATATAGGTCTGATGGGGTAAAGTCCCCTTGTCCCACGACAGTGTGACAAAATTTGGCTATATCGGTGGACATCTTTTGGTCTTGACAAGTACCATAGTATGTGTTATACTGGGTATAGAATCAAAATTCGAAGACAATACCGAGGTAAGATTCCGTGAATTTATCTGTTACGCAGTGGGCATATCTGGCTGGCATTATGGACGGGGAAGGCTCTTGGTCTATAGCGCGCGGTGGAAGAAAGCCTAGCATTGGACATCCCAAGGGATATATCAACTGGCAGTTGAAGATTAGCATTGGTAACACCAATGAAATCCTTCATGACTGGTTGTTAGAAAACGTGGGTGGTGCGAAGTATTTAGGGCATCAGTCCAAAACGGATAAACAGAAATCTGGATACAATTGGCAATTGCATGGTAAAGAAAACATGAAAGAGTTTACTCTTGGCATTCTTCCTTACCTTGTTTTGAAACGGGAGCAGGCACTTCTTGCTCTCGAAACAATTGCGGTTGAAGGTAAAAATCCAGAATTGC